CCTTATGGTTAGGGTCTTTTTGTTCTGCTGGGAATGTTTATACGTATCATCTCTCACACGTTCTTTAAACCACTTTATTTGGGTTGGTTTTTCATCACCTCTTTTCTTTTTCTTATTGATTTTATATTTGGTTGGTTTTCTGTCCTTATGGTATTCCCTTTTTATTTTGTCTTTTGAAAATCATTTTGCAGATTTGTTACCTGCATTGTGGTGGTTGGCTGGCTATTGCGTTTTCTATTCTGGTTAATTCTTTTATGTTTCTGGGGGATTTATTCCCTCTGTAGAACTTGGCCCTTATTCAACGGAGGTTTTTGTGCCATTCATACGGAGTAAACATCTTTTTACGAAGCTCTGTTATGCCGCTATGGATTATGGTACGGTTTTTCCGCGACACCGACTTATCAGATGCTCTTTGAGCCTGATTGTAGATTTTATATTTACTGAAAGAAGGTGGAGGCAACGACTCATCATGGCTTCTATAAGCTCGCTTACCGAGTTCGGTACACTCACCATGGAAGGTGCAAGTGCTGCATTGTCTTGTAGCTCGGTGGTTGAGAACAACTCTGTGTGTTTGTTTTCAGGGGATGTTGTTGTCACCTTGGTATATAAAGATAGTTTGACTGGATCTATCATTCGAAATATGTCCAATAATCAGTGGTCCAAAGCAAGTCTTGTTGAGCGATATCGAGCGGCTGAGATTCAGGGCCATGTTGTTGTTGGGCTTGTGGTTTATGAAGATTGCGTGTTCAAACAATTGGCAGATTCGGGAAGTAGTTTTGTGTATCGACAGAAGAACGTTTTCAGCGTCACCAATGAGAACATATGTTCTATTATTGATACGTTCTTTTTCAAGAATGTTAATGTTACCTTGGCCAATGCATTGGTTTTCAAGAAGACCAATGTTTCAGTGTGTTTACATGGTGCTCTCACAACTTGTGGGGGCCGTACGTTGGTGACTGGAACTGATAAGTGTTTCAATATGAGCTCCTTTGTTAAGGGAGTTAGTCAGTATACTGATCTTAATGAATTTCATACTGTTGTCGTTCCTGAGGCCTTGGATGGTTGGTTCAACGTTAACGTCAAGCCAACTGATGCACAAATCGATATGATTGTCGATAAATTTGACGTTTCAGATCTTAAGGAGCATTTAACTTCGGCTTCTGGTAAGATCGATGCCATGATCACCTCTGCTGGGGATAAAGTGGATGTTATATTCGCAATGATTATGCGCTTCTTCCCTTCGGAGGAAGCAGCAACTTTTATCAAGAATCAAGGTCTAAATTTCATGATGTTCGTTTATGAGATCTGTGAGGCAATTTACACCCATTCGGTGTCATTGCCAATGGTTTTGCGTTTTGCTGTGAAAGCAGCTGGGATCTTTGCGATCCCTTTCGAATTGTTGTCGATTATCACTGAACAAGTGACTAAAATGTTCAACTCCGCCCGAGCTATGGTATTTTCAGGGGCGTCCGAGGTTGTCACCCAAGGTGGTGATGATAGTATCGGATCTATTATCGCGGCGATAATGGGAGTTGTTATATCTGGTACTTGTTTAGATGAGAAGGCTGTGAAGAAAGCTGGAGATTACAGTAGGACCTTTAATACACTCGTAACTTCTACTGGGAAGGTGGAAAATCTTTTTAAAGGTTTTCTTGAATGGTTACCCGAGGTTATCAAAGGATATATTCAATACTTTTTCCCTGGTGTGTGCGAATCTAGTATGGCTACTATCCGTAAGAAGTTGAAAGCTGTTGTGTTGGAGATGCATGAGACTTGTGATGCTATACGACGTGATGCCACTATTGTTTTTGATAAGAACTTCAGGGAGCGTGCTTTTGAGATTGAGAGGATTGTGCGTGATATTGTTGCGGAATCAGATGATTATCAGAGAGATCCTGCATTGCGGTCACTGATTACAAGGTGTGTACGTTTGGAAGAGAAGTTCCGAGTTTGTGTGACCGATATGTTATTGATACACAACGAGAAAGACGGAAGGCCTACTCCGTATTGTTTAACCTTCTTTGGAGAGGCTGGTGTCGGAAAGTCAACGGTTGCTGGGGCTATGGCGTATCGTTTTGCGCCAGAGGGTCCGGAAGGAAACAGAGTTTATGTGCGGAATTCTACTGATGATTTTTGGTCGGGATATCACAACCAGTCGGTCGTTTTGTTGGATGATCTCGGCCAGGAAACTTCAAAATGTGCTGATCTACTTGAAATGTTTTCTATTGTGTCCACTGCTACTTATATGCCGCCTATGGCGTCATTGGATAATGCTGGTATCGGTATTAAAGGTACGAAGTTTGATTCATCATTGATTATTGCTTGTACGAATAATCCATATCCGAGACCCACAAATGTGTACAAACAAGAGGCTTTATATCGAAGGAGGAACTTGTTGGTTGAGGTTGTTGTTGGTGCTGATGTTAGAAAACGAGGTGGTTCAGTACCAGATCCAAACGCCATGGAGAGGGATTTCTCTCATTTGGCTTTTATCTGCAGAGACCCAATGGATCCGACAAAGAAAGGACCACACGGAGGAATGGCGTTGAATTATAATCAATTTTGTGAATATTTTGTTGCTGATTTTAACACTCATCAAGTGCGGGAGAAAGGATTGTATGATGATTGCAAGAAGGGAATTCGAACGCCTTTGGTCATTACTCAAGGTCTTGTTTCTGGTTTTGTTGAATACCTCATTGGACCAAAGAGATTGCTTCCATGCACTTTCAACGAATTTCGAGATTTGGCGAAGCGCAACCGTAATGCTGAAGATTATAAGAGGATTTTGTTGACCCTGATGGGGCCTAATGATGTGCCTTTGCGGTTGGTTGTGGATGGCGATTATAGTACTCCTCATGTCATTGCTTATTCAACGATGTTGCGTAGCGAGAAACATTTGATGTACAATTTCTTTTATTCTCTTCCAACTGTTGCTTTCGAACAGTTTCTCATGTATGAGGAACTTGGCTTCATATCTGAGGTTTACGATGATGTTGATTTATTCATGAGGTCTATGGTGTGTTATATGTATAAGGCGCTTGACTATTTTCGCGCTTACTGTGGTGAAATAGACGTTGCTACAGATTTGATCATTGGCGAGATGATCGCTGATGGCGCTTTGCTTGGTTCATGCATTGATGGGATAAGACTTAAGAGAATAACGTTTTATGAGAAGCATCCTATTTTGATGAAAGTGCTCAATGTTGCTGTTGATGTGGCTGTGTTTCATGGGATAATCTTGATGACCTCTGCTCTCGTTGGTTGGTTGTTTCCATCGGCGAAGAAGGTTGTTGGTGCAGTTGAATCATATGAGAGATCAACTAGAGATGTCTTTTCTGGAAAGCGCAAGCCTGTCGAGGTGAGAGTGCCAAAGCATGTTATATCAAGAGCTCAGGGTTTGGTTGATTCTGTCGTTGATGTGACTGAACGTGATTTTGACTCTTTGATGGAGGTTTTCTGTGCGAATGGTCTGAAACCGATGGACGCGGAGCAGAAGGCACGACATTTGCTGGACTTCTGTTTGGTGGCTAAACACAATCTTGGAACCACCACACTGGGTATGTGTAGGAGAGGACCGTCGATGGATCCTCTATATGAATGCCTGGCTACTGGATTTGATCATCAAAGTTTCCATGATTTGGCTCGAGAGATGCGTGGACTGAAGGGAACTTCAGTTGAGGTTCAGGGCATGGTGTGCGACATCATTGGTGGAGTTACACAGAAGGATGATGATTGCGTCAAACATCTAGTGGCGCTCGGCTATGATCCTACCACAACCGAGAATGCAGTGAAGTTGTTGTTACCTATGTCTAATTTGATCAATTCACTGGCGAAGAATATGGATCAAGCCGGCAAAAATCGAGTGCAAGCTGAAATTAAGAATATAGTGTCTGAGTTGTTTATTTCATCTCCTGCGAATTTGGCCCTGATAGATGGCTCATTATCCGATGAACGATTTGTTGATGGTCGGAATGTTGTTTATTCTGATCATTGCAACGTTTTATTGCAAGGTGGTGAGGATCCAGCTGCGTACGATTTGATTGATAACAAAGTTTTACCACAAATGCTTTCCATAACGCGTATACGCGACGGAAAGTTTATTCGAATGGGTTGTTTCGCAATGGGGGGGAAGGATTTAATTATCCCTCACCACTTCTTTGTTAATAATGATACTGGAGCGTACATCGAAGAAGGTTGCACGTTTTCACTGGAGGGAGCAAGCAAGTACGTTGTTGAAGAGGAAGCATTTTCTCGAAAGAGGATGCGACAGTTGAGATATAATGGGAACGGAATTGATGTTGTTGTGTATCGTTGTACAGGAAGATTGCGGTCGTTCGGGAAGAGTCTGCATCTTTTCATCCATGATGATGACCTCAAGCATCTGAATGCAACCACTGCTTCATTAGTCGCTTGTCGGAATAATTTACCAACTGTCCAATTGTTGAATATGATGATTTCAAATGATGTTATCGTAACGGAGGGAGCGGCTTCTTTTTCCACCCCCAAGAGTTGGAGATATACTGCACCAACGGGTGCAGGGATGTGTGGTGGATTGATAGTTGCCCACAAGAACACTATTCCGCGCAAATTTTGTGGTATGCACTTTGCAGCATCACGGACGGATCCTGTCTCATATGGTCAAATTTTATCGCAAGAGCTGTTACGGGAAGCAGTTCTATCTTTGGATGAAGAATTTGGTGTTTGTGTTACTGGAGATATGATGGATAAGAAACTGGGGCCCGTCGGAGATTCGAGGATAGTTTTACAGGGAGCCTTTTCCCTTTATGGAACAGTGGATCCAGGTGAGGAAGTGCGTACGCCAGTCAAGACGCAGATTAGACCATCACCAATTCATGGTCTGGCGTATCCAGTCAGACGTGCCCCAGCTCCCCTTACTCCATGGGATGAAAGAATTGGGAAAGAGAACAGAGGACAATCGATGTTGTCGAAGTCTATTGAGAAATATGGAAAGATGTCACGACCGTTCGAGGAGAACTTGTTGGATGAATGTGTTGATGATGTTTATGATGAGATAAATGCAGTCTGTTCTAATGTGCCAAAAAGAATAGCTACGATGGCTGAGGCGATAAATGGGAATATACACGTTGATATGGCTGAGCGATTAAATCTACATACATCTGCGGGCTATCCGTGGTCATTGCACAAGGATAGAGGAACCAAGGGCAAGGCTTGCTGGTTTGAAGGAGATGACGTTGTGAGGACTATGCGTGAGGACCTTGAAGAAGTGGTTATGCAAAGGATAGCCTCGTGTGAGAAAGGAGAGAGGTATCCATCAATGTGGACGGATAATTTGAAGGACGAACTAGAAGATCTTGAGAAAGTGGTCCTTGGCAAGGCACGCACTTTTAGCATTGCTCCAATGGACTATACTATTGTGTTTAGGAAGTATATGTTGTTCTTTTGTGCTCATTTTATGTCTGTGAAACTATCTACTTTCTCTGCTATCGGAATTAATGCTGAATCGCGGGATTGGACTCAGTTGATGCGTACATTGAAGGAAAAATCTCCTGTTGGGATTGCAGGCGATTATTCGAGATGGGATGGAGTGATGTCGGCGCAAATTATGGAGAAGGTGGCTGAGCGAGTCGTCAATCGGTGGTACAACCAATTTGAGGTCGATGAGAAAGCGAATTTGGCGCGTAGAGTGCTGGTCGACGAGATGATTCACACCCCGGTTTTAGCGATGAATTTAGTGTATGGTCAGCACGGAGGGAATCCATCTGGTAACCCTATGACCGCAATAATTAACACTATTGTCAACGCGGTGTACATGCGTTATGTTTTTTTGAAGTTGGCGCCCGTCGCTCAAAGGAGTATGATGGGATTTCATGAGAATGTGAAGATGTTTATATATGGTGATGATAATATCCTGGCAATCAAGCCTGAGATTCTGATGTGGTTTAATATGCATACGGTTTCACATGAGTTTGCTAAACTCGGAATCACCTATACTACAGCTGATAAGAAGAGTGCTGATAGTTCGAAACCGTATCAGGAGCTTGAAGAATTGACCTTTTTGAAGAGAGGGTTTAGTCCAGTTGGCAACGATTTTTATCCGTTGATGTCAAAGAAGACGATATTCGATCTTACCAATTGGGTTAGAGATAGTGATGATGATATTGCCTCATGTGTGGAGAATTGTAACACTGCATTGCGATTTATGTTTTTCTATGGCGAGAAGGATTTTCTGGGATTTCGAGAGATAGTCATGAGTTGTTTTCAGAAGAGGGGGATGTTTGTTCCGTTACATTCATTTCAATATCTGAGAAGGTATTATGATGAACATCATGGGTTCCCCGCAAGTGTTGATGAGTTTGGAACGATCAAGCATGTTGTCCTTGAAGCTGGAGAAGGTAACGTTGACGGGGGTATTGTGTTGCCCAGTGTTGCTGGTCTGGACGTGGGATCCACGAACGAAGGTAGGCCTATTCATAAGACCGGGGTTTCTAGTTCGTTTAAATCAGCTGGTGATCCTAATTGGAGTGTGGCAGATTCAGCCTCGAAATGGACCTATGTTAAAACTGTGGACTGGTTGCTTTCATCAATAGCCACCACAACTGTTTCAGGTTCGGTTCTTGATATTCCATTTTCATTGTTAACGACGGCTCAAGCGGCGTATCCATTTACGCAGTTTTTACAATGGAGAGGTGGCGTTACGATTCGTTTTTCTGTTGACGGGAGCCCCTTTCATATGGGGATGGTGAGAGCAGTTTTCTTGCCCTTGGCTATGAACGTCAATTTTCCTGCAGCACAGAGTTCATTGACACAAGATTCACTATTGCCACATGTGAAGATTTTTGCGAATTCTACTGAGGACGTTGAGTTTTATGTCCCTTTTGTCAATCCTAGGGATTTTTTGTCATTATCTGATTCAACGTCGTCGAGTTGGCTTATGAACACGCTAGGACAGATGGTTTTGGTGGTGGGTAATCAGCTGAATGTTGCCGCAGGTGGTGCCCCGAGTATTCCTATATCAATATACGTGTCGTTTTCTGAAGATTCGAGATTTATTATTCCAGCGCCCAGAGCGGCAATTGGTCTGAGAGGAATTGGAGAGTGTCTATTACCAGGTGAGGTTGTTAGAACTGAGATGTGGGCAGGAATGGCAGCAACCTTACTAGAGCCAATTGTTAAGAAGATTTTGCCCAAGGAGGTCATTGCCGACCCTATACACAAGATTGGGAAAGGCAGAGCAGATAAACCCAACAATACTGTTCAACCTCATTATGTCATTCCACGGCAGATGGGTTACCTGTCAAATTCCACGCAGATTGAACAAATCGAACGATTGTCATACGTGCCCTCTTTTAATGATGAGGCAGAGCCTGATGATTTTCAGATTACTCAGGATGAAACAGACATTGATTGGTTGTTGGCTAAGAAGAGTTGGGCCAATACGTTTGGTTGGTCGACTTCTGACGCATCTAACACGGTTTTGTGGACCCGGAGAATTGAGGCCTTTGCTGATATGTATAACGTGTTGACTACTACGACCGGTGCAGGGCTTGAAGTATCGTTGCTGGGTCATCTTGCCGCTTTGCATGAGAAATGGAGGGGTCCTATGGAGTTTGAGATCGAGTTGATTGGTTCCGATTACCACCGAGGCAAGTTGTTTTTTGGTGTGCACTATGGCGTCATCGCAGCGCCTACAGCGTTTGCCACAGCAGCAAATCAATTTGGAGTGTTCATCGATTTGATTCCAGGAAAAAGATCGTATACCGTCACAGTTGAATATAATGCTTATACGAAATGGCTGTATGTTGGAAATGGAAAGAATTTCGATAGTGTTGCCACCGCAGATAGATCTGGTATGGGTATCATGTCGATCAGAGTCGTGAATCAGCTCGTTGCACCGCTATCTCTACCAAACAGGATTGAGGTCAACGTGTATGTGGGAGGAGGTAAGGGACTGCAGTTAGCGGAACCCGGATTGTCAAATTGCTCGTTGAGACCTGTATTCTTGCAAGGTCTCGAAGGAAATGAAGGTGCTGAGGAGCCCAAGATTGGATTGTCCGCGAACGAGGATAAGAAGCCTGCCTCCCAAACCTCGAGGAGTGAGGTCGCTTTGGGAAGAGGAAAAGGTGTGGTTCCAGCTAAGGCTGGTAATGAAGGCGGACACACTGTTAACAACTTGGTTGACATATTGAAGAAATATCATCCGATTGCACCTGCGATTCAGATGAGAAGGTTCTTCGATGAAGAGAATTACAGTTCAATCATTTCGTTACATTGGGGGGCTTTAGTCTGGGGCATGTTTGTCGACCCTGCTGGTGATCCTGGATTTGAAACATGGATAGCGAACACCAATACAACTTGGAATAAGATCACGGGTATGTATCGGATGGCGAAAGGTCCGCTGCGGTTGAAGGTTCAAGTTTATGACGCATCGGATGCCTCGCGGAGGGTATCGGCGTGGGCAACATATTATCCACGCATGAATGATCCCACGGTTGGAGCAATGGCCACATCACAAACATTGACCATGTCTAATATCGTACCGTGGGGAACTTTGACAAGTGGATCCATCCGTTATGAGGGTAGTGGGAATGCGTCCGTCGCTTTTGCGACAGGTAGCCCAGCTATCCTTGAGTTTGAGATACCCTGGAATTCCATCTATAATTTCGCTATTTGTCCAGCGCAAATGTCATACGCGCAATTGGCAGACTCCAATTTGTTCGGACCCGGAACGGTTATTATTAATGCGGGCGTGGAAAATGGAGGGGGAGCGACTGATGTCTTGGAAGCTGCTGTCTGGCTGGCTGCTGGTGATGATTTTCATCTGAGTGGTTTTATTGGAACTCCATTGTTGGTTAAGACGTTCAACTTTGATGATGGTACCACCAAGGCGTTCTGGCCTGATTCGTATTTACCTTAATTTATCATTATATATTTTATCTATATCAAGAAGCTAGACGCGCTTTCGAAACACACGTCCAAAATCCAAAAATAAGAAGAGCTTGATGCGCTCTATAATAACACATCCAATTGTCTTTGTTGTTCATTGTTTATCATTGTTGTAAAAGTACTGTCCTGCTCGCGGATTCATTAATGTTGCTGTTCCCCGGATTGGGTAAAGTCACGTTGC